AGTGCCACCTTCTGTAGTGGTTACATCAACAGCACCGGCATCGTGGAACATTCCACCTTCGGAACTGCCATCAAGACCAACAACTTGAGGATCAATGAAAGCGGATGAATCAGCAGCAAGCGATTCCATGCCTCCGAATGCGTGCATGGCGTTAGGAAGGACGTCAAGAGCATCAGTGTAGTTGAATGGTTGAGCACCTAGAAGACCATAAAGGGTTTCAGTACATTCCCACGAAGCACAGTAGTCTACGTTCTCGTCTGGTTGAACAACCCAGATAAGTTCCTTGCACGGGTGGTTGAAGGAAAGCTTGATCTTGTTGGAGGATGAACCAACCGACTCATCACCAGTGAATTGGAGTTGCTCAATGAGGTATTCATGAGGGTTTTGTGCCATACGACGACGCTCATCGGTATCAAGGAAGATGTAGTCAATGTAGAGCGAAGCAGCAACAAGGGATTGTTGGTAGGCAGTGGTTACTTTAGCACCTCCAGGGCATTCACTGAGAGAACTGACTGCCCAGAGGCACTCCTCAATGGGACGAAGATCAATGTTGAAACGAACTTCGTGGTATTGAAGAGCAATAAGAGGAAGGGCAAGACCAGGGTTGCGGCAGAACCAGAATTGAAGAGGAATGTAAAGGGTGGTTTCAGGAAGAGCGTTACGAGGAGCGCAAACTTGACGAGGAGCAGCCGACTCACAAGGACCATCAATGTCCGAGAAAGAAGGATCGGTGATGAAGGTGAGTTGGGTGGTGTTACCAATCATCTTGTAGTAACCACGTTGTTGCTCAGAGGTGAGGGTGAGTTGCATCCAGATGTGCATCCAGTCACCGTATTGACGGTCAATGCGTTGACCACCAATTTCTACCTCAACTTGCGAGATAAGTTGATGACCAGGGAAATCTAACCAGCGGGCGTATACACCAGTATCTTCATCGGTGGTCTTGTTTGCCATGGATTGGTTGATTTCAGGGAGAGTTACTTGAAGGTAGGTTCTGTAGGCAAGATCACCATTACGGGATACTGTGCATGTTACACGGCGACCGAAATCTGCTTGGCCGTTGAAAGTTTGTTCAATAGACTCCATCGCGAAGTTGGTGTGGCGTCTGTAAGTTACTTTCCAAAATGTAATTTGAGGGTTTCCAGTAAGATATACATCTTGAGCGCCATAAGCTACGAGTTGTAAAAGTCCTCCACTCATTATAATATTGCTAAAGAAAATAATTTTTGATTTTATAATTTAAAAAAAAAATAACGATAAATTATAATAAATGTATAAAATATTTAAACATCATTTATCGTTATATTTGTGATATTTTTATAAATAAATTGTTCTAAATAGTCATCTAAAAAAACCTCTTTTTTATTATCGTGAGGTTTTGTAAAAATATATTTATTTTTTTTTTGTTCTACACACCATCCGTCTTGTAAAGCATTATGTATAAAATTTAATTTATGTAATTGCAATTGTGATATGCTAGATTTATCTATTATTGTATTCATAATACAATAGCATAGAAAACAATATGAAAAAATATCCTTAAAATATATTATATGCCTAGTTTTAAACCAAAAACAAATAAAGAAATAACTACAGACGTTCAACGAAATATTACTTTAGATATAAAACATAAGGAATATATGAAAAAGTTTCATGATTACGAAACAAATAAAATTCCCGAATTACAAGAAAAAATAGATAATTTATTAAAAGAACAAAATATATATCAACCAACAGAAGAATTATATAAAAAATATGATAAAAATATTGCTAAACTAAAAAAACAAATAAATAAATTAAAAAAAGAAATACAAAATTATTATTTGGAAAATTCAAAATACATTTTTTCGTATTTTGAAGAAAAAAAAACTATTTCTGAAGGTACTAATAAAACTATTATATTAAATAACTTTTTTAAAAAATCTAAAAAACAAACTAATGAATCTGAACATATTAAACAATCTGAAACAGATATGCAAAAATATCTTATGAATATTAATGAAGGTGTATTAAATCTTTCTAATTATGTGGTTCAAAATGATATATGCGAATTATGCAAACAAGGCGAAATGGTTTCTCAGGAACACGAAGGAATTATTATATGCAATAAATGTGGTTTTCAAAAACAATTTTTACTTGATTATGATAAACCTTCTTACAAAGAACCACCAAAAGAAGTATGTTTTTATGCATACAAACGTATTAACCATTTTCGTGAAATAATTGCACAATTTCAAGCAAAAGAAACAACACAAATACCCAAAGAAGTGATGGATAATATTAAAGCACAAATTAAAAAAGAAAGAATTGAAATTAAAGATATAGATAATAAAAAAGCAAAAGAAATATTGAAAAAATTAGGATACAACAAATATTATGAACATATTCCTTTTATTAAAGAAAAATTAGGAATAAAACCACCTGTGATGTCTCCTGAACTTGAAGACAAATTATGCAACCTTTTTACGGAAATTCAACGCCCTTATGCGAAATTTTGTCCCGATAATCGTGTGAATTTTTTGAATTACTATTATACCGTCTATAAACTATGCGAATTACTGGGAGAAACCAGTTTTTTATCCTACTTCCCTATGCTTAAAGATCGTGATAAACGCATAGAACAAGATGAAATATGGAAAAAAATATGCAATGAACTTAATTGGGAATTTATCGTAACTGTTTAACTTTTATGAATTTATAATTTTAATAGTTGTTATTCCATTTACTATATCTATTATTGTTGTTCTTTTTTTACCGTTTATTACTTGAGTTATAACTTGACGTTTTATTCTATTTACTTGAGGTTTATTTACTTGAGGTTTATTTACTTGAGGTTTATTTAATTTAATATTTAACTTTCTAAGTAATTCATCTATATTTGGATTCATTGTTTTTATAGGTGGTCTGCGTATGGTTTCTTTTTTATTAGATAAAATTTGATATGCTTCAGAAATTTTTTTAAATATTTCAGTTGCATTTGGATGTTTATTACGATCTGGATGATATTGCAATGCTAACTTTTTATATGCTTTTTTTACTTCTTCTTTTGTACTATTTTCACTGATATTTAATATATCGTAGTATTTTTTATACATTATAATATTATCATATAAAATATATAAATGTGGTTTCAGAAATCTCATATCAAAATTCAAAAACCATTTATACCTATAGAGGATCTACACGGATATGTTTTACCACACGCCGGCACGGCACATAGCGGTCACGTATTATCCCACACTTTACGTTTTATTCCCAGAAAACATTTTTCCAACATATTAATCCTTTATTATCCTGCGAGTGTTAGTGAAAATGTAGAAGGAAAAATGTATCATGAAGAGTATGTTGTTCATGAAACGTTAAAACACGTGATAACCGACGTATGGAAATTAAAATATCCTGTAGCATTTCAAGGATATAATGTGCGTGATAGAAAAGACCCTCCCGCTTTTAATCCACAAGATAGTTTACTTGTGATATCTGCTGATTTTTCACATCATTTATCCATGCAAAATGCATTATCTTTAGAAAATTGCGCTGCTAATGCAATTATGCATAAACAATTAAAACAAAATACTGGTATTGATAATTGTATAAAAGTAATGGATCATGTAGAAAGTTTTAAAGAAATGTATAAATATTTACCACATAGTATGCTTCAGTGGGTCGGTCGTAGTAGAAGTAAAGGACTAAAAGGTGTAGGTTATTTATCTTTTTTAATACGTAGTATACCTGAACCTAGTTATAATGCACCAGACGGAATGTTTGTTACTGCTTATGACCAAACCATGAAACAAAGAGAATGTTTAGGTCAATGGTATAATTCAGAATATATGTGGAGTAAACCATTGGAGAAAGAATTTGTAAAAAGTGTGATAAATAAAGCGAAAACCACGTCTAGATTAACTGGTGGAACAAATATAATGGTTCCAGTAAAGTTTTATACGATAACGTATTTGTATAAAACGCCGAGAACAAAATTTATTCGTGGTTATCATGGTATTAAATCCAGTGCTTTTTATTTACCTACGGTGTTTTTAGAACATACCTATGAAAACGGAACATGGATTAAACCGTCTGATAAGCATTGGATACAAAAAAAAGGTTTTTCTTTGCGAGA